GCTCTCCTCGGTCTGCTCGACCCGCTTGTATTTCGGGTTTGTAAGCGCCTGCCAGTCCAAGATCATCAGGTTCTCACCGGCAATTTGTATGGCCACGTCCTCTAGCGAGGAGTTTTCCCAGCCGCGCGTTTCGTCGGCGCCTTTCAGCTTCTGGTCCGTGGGGATCGAGCTGGCTTTGATCGACACGGTGTGCTGCGGCAATTGGAAATCGACCGAGTCGATCCAGAACCGGCCGCACTCAAGGCTGAGCGTCGAGGCGTTCGGCGCGAACCAACGCTCGCAAATAATCTCGGCGTCGAAATAGGTCCCCACATCCGGCATCCAGTCGTTGATGAACCGCCGGTCCCGGTCGGCCAGCTGCAGCTGAAAGTCGTCGGCGTGATCGCCGTCGCAATTGTCCACGTAAACGCAATTGAGGAAATACGGCGCCAGCTGGTTAAACCAGTCCGCACCGTTCAGGATGATCGACGGCCGGGCGGTGCGGACCTGTGTTATCATGGCGAGACGATTGATGCCTTTTTCCACGGCACCAGTGGGATGGAAGTTTTAACCGGCAAATCCGGCACGATGACGGCCAGCCCGGCGGGAAAATGCGACACCTCTTTCAGGTAGTAGTTGGCCTCGATCAGCTTGTGCATGTAAAACTCGTCGAAGCGGCGCATGCCGTAGACCTTCAACGAAATCAGGTCCCACCAGTCGTCCTGAACGGAGACATAAATGCGCGGGGGCGGTTTCGGCGGCAGAATGATTGGCTGATCGTGTGGCCGTGTTTGCAGGAAGGTCGGGCCGCCTTGGAAGACCGGCGGTGTCGGCGCGGGGATGCGCGGGGTGCCCCTAATAGCCGGATTCATACGAGAGCCTCCGCTCCTGATATTGTGCCGCCTTAAATTGCGAAATGAAATCCCGGGCAAGGTCCCGCAACCGGGAATCCATCACCCGTTGCTGGTCGTCGGTGGCGCCGCCGTGAATCGTGATGTTGGGCGTGAAATTGAGGTGGGTGCCGCCCATGCCGCGCCCGGTCAGGGCCCGGGTAGCGAAGTCCAGCAGGCCCATAGCCCGGCGGCCGCCTCCCAGCGGAATCACCGCCTCCGGGCCGCGCTCGCCTAACAGGGCGTGCGTTAAACCGCCCACGATGCCCCCAAACTGCATGCCCCGGGCGGCGGCTAGGTAATACGGCGGGGCATTGGCAGCCATAGCAGGCTGGGCCGCTGCGGAGGTTTGCGCGATGTGCTCGGCTCCTCCCAAATAGGCCGCGCCCCGTTCAGGATGGCTTCCGATAGTCGAAAACCGGCGGCCCAAAATGCTGGTGTGCATGTTCCCGCTGGCCGCTGCGGAATTGGCGTCCCGGACAAAGGCGGCGACCGACTTGTCGACATCGTAGGCGTTGCCGTATGCCTGCCCGTGCGCGTATTGAAACACGCCAAAGGAGCCCCCGGGATCGGTCAGGTTCGTCGATTTCGGGTTAAAACCGGATTCGGCATGCGCGACGGAAACCCCGAACCGGGCCCATTCCTCGGGGGTGCCCTTGGTGATGCCGAACTGCGCGGCATCCGGCGGCACACCGGCAGGCGGGTGCGCCCGGAACTGGGCCAGCAATTTGTTGTAAAGCACTGCGCCCTTTCGCTGCTGCTTTGTAAGTCCGGCGGGCACGTTAGCTGCGGCTGCGGCTATGTCGGGCGCAGTAGTAGCGGCTGCGCCACTGAAGCCGCGCGAGTATGCTGCGGCCAAAGCCGGATTGCCCGCATATTTCGCCGGAACCGCCCCCACGCCCGCTCCTGCCGGAGCACCAGCACCACCGGCAGCTGCACCGGCGGCACCGGGAACCGCGGCCGCAGTCGGAGGCGTCGCGCCGAGGCCAAACTTTTTGTAGATAAACTTGCCGAGCAATCCGGGCGGCGTGTAGCCCAGCACCTTGACGATATTGTTCAGCAGCCGGAGCACGATCTTCAGCTCGGTCGCCAGTATTTTGAGCGACAAAACAACCGAGCTGGCAATCAGGCGCCCGAAGAAACCGGCCTCCGGCCATTCGAGGCCGAGCGTATTGAGCAGGTCGTGAAACGCCTTGGTGATGTCGGCCAAATCCTTGTCCAGCCCCAGCGCCTTCCATTGAATCTTGAAGATATCGACGAACGCCTGCGCCTCTCCCGTAACCCAGTCCAGTAGCTTGCCGAGTTTTTCGATGGACCAGATGATCACCGGCTCGATTCTCGGCAGCGCGCGTTCCCATAGTTCGGCCATTTTCGCTTGCAGCGGCAGGATGTGCTCGCCGATCCGTTTCTGCATTTCGGCGATGTGCTGGTTGAGCAGAAATATTTTGCCCTCGGGCGTCTCCATGAGCTTCGCGGCCTCCCCGGCGAAGCGCTGGCCCTTTGCGATTTTCAGCAGGTATTCGTGCCGCAGCTGGACATTTTTCAGCGCCCGAAATTCCTGCCGCTGAGTGTCGGTCAGGACGATGCCGTATTGCGCAAGCGGCCGCACCATGCCGGTCCGGATCGCCTTCCCCCACGCAGTGGTTAGCGCAGCCGCATCCTCCTGCGTAGCCTTCACGCCTTTGGATACCGCCAGAATGTCCGCCATCGCGGGCATCATCCGGGCGATCTCTTTCGGCGGTATGCCCATCACCGCCGCCTGCGCGGTCGCGGTCTCGAGAATTTCCTCCTGATAAATCTGATGCTTGGCTAGGTGCTCGTTGCTTTCCTTCAGCAGCTTTGTCTGCTGGGCCGCGAAGGCCGGGCCCTTCGCCGCGATGGCGTTGAACTGCATCAGCGAGGCCGTGAGCTTTTTCGTGCGCTGGTTCGCTTCTATGGCGTGCTCGGCAGCGCCCTCGAATATTTTTCGAATGAGACCGCCCGCCGCGAATCCGGCAAATATCGACAACAGCCCGCCGAGGCCGAGCCCAAAGGATTTCAACGTAGCCTGAAACCGTTTGACCGTGTGCTCGAGCGCCTTCAGCCGGGCCTGCGCGGCGGCCATCGTGGTGCGGAAGTTGGCGGCCAGCTTCGCGCCGATGACGAACATCGCTTCATATTGCTGTCGTGCCGCCAAGTCAGATCACCTCCCCTCCTCGAGTTTCTGCTCGTCCTGCAGCTGCTTTACCAGCTCGGCGAGCCATTGAAAAAGCTCCGGGATCGGCAGCCCCATCCAGTAGTCGACCCCGCCTCCAGTGGCACGCGCCAAGCGCAGCGAGATCGTGCGCAAGAGACCAGTTATACTGCCTTCTCCTGTTCCTCCGGTGAGCTGCCACACGCTTTTAGGGCTTCAAGCCGCACCGGCATATAATAGCGGCGCGGTAATTTGTAGATCACGCCGATGGGAACGTCGGCCACCTGTGCCGCGAGGACGATGTGATAATCGTGATGCATCTCCGGCAGCACCGCCGTCTCGTTCTTGTCCGGCTTGTAGATGCGGGTAAAGGTGCGCTCGGCCCGCACGAAGTCTTTGGCGATCAACGAGTCGAAGTCGAAGATCAGCTCCGGGTATTTCTGGCCGTCATACTCGAGTGGCGGGTCCAGCTTCAGGCGCCACGGAGGCTTGGGTGCTTCGATCTGGAAGTCGCGGAATTCGGCCTCGCCGGGTAGATCGACGGATGATTCGGGTTGCGGGTCATGCGGTAGGCGGCTTTGCGGCCGCTCCGTTTCGATTTGGTCGTTTGTCGTGCTCATAGGCCCTCACCTTACGCCTCCCGGGTAAACTACGACAAGCCAATCAACTGCCGGATGCGCAGCGCGTAATCAACCAGCTGAAACCCGTTCCACCACCGGCAAATCGCGTTCTCCTTGTCGATCTCTGCCACGATTTTGTCGTTGTGCAGCACCCGCAGGCTGATCAACTCATACTCGGTCACGGCCTCGCCCTTCGTGCCGATCTCTAACTTGCCAAAGTTGATGCCCTTCGGCGCGGTGCCCATGATGTAGCGCCAGCCGTCGTGGATGATTTTATTCGTGCCGGAATCGTGCAGCTGCTGGGCCGCCCATGCGTGTAGCTGCGCCCCGTCCTGCAGCGTCGAGAACATGACGTCGTCGACCACGGTGAGCCAGTTCAGCGTGACCGAATACGGCTGAAAGTGCGCCTGCACCGGCATATCGATCTCGCCGAAGATGCCGCTGCCTTTGAGTGAGTCGGCTAGGTTTTTTAAGTCCGGCAGCGTGATGTTGGCCGAGCCGATCAGCCGTTTTCCGTCTTTGAAGACCGAGTAGTTGGTAACGTGGTTTGGAATCTGCATTTTTGTTCAGCCTCCTGTGTTTTTAAGCTGCGGCCACGGTCGTTGCCAACTCAGGCCACAGGTTTGCAATGTATGGGACCCAATATTCGAGCCGAAAATCCAACCACTCGGCCGGAGTCGGCACCGCGAAATAAACGTGGAAAACGTAGTGGCCGTTGAGAATCTCGGTGGTCGGATTCTCGTCGGCCCGGAATTCGATCCGCGCACCCAGCAGGGCTTCTTGGTTTGTGAGGCCGTCGAGCCACAGCTGCAGGCTATTCACGATGGCATCGATGAGGCGCCGGTTCCCGGGCTCGTCGACCTTTTGCCAGATCGTCAGGACGATGGTGTTGCCGATGAAGTCGAACATTCTGCGCACGGGAATAAACATGTCCTTAACGTCAGAATTTGACGGGTAGCAGGCCGTCCGGTTGCCCCATGAACGCCAGCCGCCGATCCAGTTCAGCGCCGTGATCACGCCCTGCCCGTTGATCATGTTTGCGTCGGTGAGATGCATCGGTAGCTCGCTGCCGTCGTCCAGTAGCAGGGCATTCATGCGCAGGTTTTTGTTCGACGGCGAGTGATACGGCAGCCCGTTGCCCTTGTAGGTGTCGGTCCATTGCAGGAGCGGTCCCTGTTGGCTGGCAAAATTGAAAATTTTGTCGACCTCGGTCATGCTCCCCGGCTGGCCGACCGGCGTGCCTTTGAGCGCGGGCTTGCCGAAGCACAGCTCTTGGCGCGGGAAAACGATGTTGTTCGAGTTTTTCCACGTGTTCACGTCCTGCGGCTTGGTGACCGTCGCCGTGTCGACGTCAATAATGCAGGTCGCTGCAAAGCAGCCGTTTATGTTCTCGCACTTTGCCTCCATCGCGGCCGCTACCACCGGGTCCTTGGAAAACTTCGGGCAGATGATGACGCCCGGCACGAAGCCGGTCGCCTGAAACACGTCCTCGATGACCTCCAGCCCGCTGCGTGCGCCGGTAGCAACGTCGACGCCGCCGATGATGTCGGCTGCCGTGATCGCCGTGGCGCTGGGAATCTTGCCGCCTACCTCGATCTGGTCCGTATCGGTCGCGATGGCGCCGGTGGTGAGGCGGGTGATGACCCACGTATTGTTGGGCTTCGAAAGCGACAGCACGTAATCGGTTCCCTCGACATAGGTCGGGGTCCCGGTCGGGCCGGTGACGGTGATGGTGTCACGGACCAGCTGTAGCGCCGTATCGACCTGACCATCAACGAGCGTGAACGGTGACGGCGCGTGCGTGGTCGAGCCCGCCAGCGGGTCGTTGACCGCAATGTAAACCACGGGGTAGCAACCGAATTCGACAAAAATTGCGTCCATGTGCTCGCAGATATCGTAGGTCTCCCAGTCGGTGGAATAGCCCAATTCCATTACCGCATCTTCATAACGGTTATAGATGCGGGGCTTGTTCACGTATGCCGCGCTGCCTTTCGTCATCCAGAGCGGCGCAGAGCCGACGACGACGTTCAGCCCCGGGTAGGCGGCTACGGGTGCAATTACTGAGGTGGGGACGTCTTGCCATGAGACGCCGTGTTTAAAAGCTCCGAGATTAGGCATGGTGGGTTACTTTCACTCCTTCTTGTGATGGTGGTTGTTTTTTCGCTCGGTCGGCAAGCCAGTTTTGGACCTGCTGATAAAATGCGACGTATTTTCCTTTGGTGCCCCGCATGTTGCGGGCGTAATCGAAGTCCAGCTCCCGGCGCACGACCGCCCAGTCCTCGACCGGCACGAATAGCTCGCCGAGCGCGGGGCATTCCTTAATAAACGGATACCAGTGCGGCCAGATGCCGTTGGTGAAGGTGTTGCCGTAGTGCAGGCCCAGCCCGGCGACGGTGGGGCCGACATAGCGCACGTGGCCTTTGATCTTTCTCACGGCGTGATCTCCTCGATTTGCGTCGGTGCGCGTGTAAGGCCGAAATCGAGGCCTTCGCCCGGGGCCAGCGTCCACGAATCGATGTCCGGCATCGGGCGGCCCGCCGGTAGCTGCCAGTGGGTCGTCATTTCGGCGATGTAGTGCGGAAAGGTGTCGTCCTCGACCACCTTCCAGTCGATGGGAAAAATAAGCGGGTAGGCGCCGTTGAGCGCGGCCCAGCCGAAGCTGGTCAGGGCGATCTCGAGCGCCTCGACGATGTTCACGCAGTCCTGATAGCCGCCGGAATCCGGGTTTTCATCGTAGGCGTTCACCAGAATCCGCACGGTGACGTCTTTGCTGGTGTGCGAATCGTCCAGCCGGATCGACGCCGCTACGGCCTGCACAAGGACGGCGGGCACGTCCGGCAGCCGGTCCACGGCGATCTCGCCGGTAACGGTGCGCGGGACCCGGCCGCGCACAACGCGCGGGGCTACTTTGAGGGCCAGCGTCTGCGCCCGGCCCGTGGGATCGAATGGCACCGGCGGCTCGTCCGGCCGGTAATCCTTCGGGAATTTCCCGGGCTGCTGCGCCAGATTCAGCGTCGGGTTATCGAGCCGGATCGGTTCCACCAGCTGCTTGATGAAGGCCACCAGCGTCTTCTCCAGATCGTAAACGGAGTGGGTCCGCACGCCGAAGTCGGGTTTCTGGAGTGAGGTCGGTGCGCTCATAGGTGTCCCATCAAAAGTAAAACGATGACAACGATCAATAGCACCCCGATCACGCCGCCCGGGTAGTAGCCCCAGCCACGGCTATACGGCCACGCCGGGACCGCGCCGAGCAGCAGCAGGATCAAAATGATAAGGAGGAGGGTGCCCATTTATAGTTCGCCTTTAATTTGTGCCAGCACGAAGAAGGCCCAGCCGCCGCATAGGAAATTGATGGCAGCCAGTATCTCGCCCGTCTCCTGCGGCACGTGCAGCAACCGGATCGC